GTCGAAGAGGTCTTCGACGTCCAGATCGACCGCACCGAAAACTTCATCGCCAACGGGCTGGTCAGCCATAACACCTGGTGGCACGACGACGACCTCGCCGGCCGGCTCCAGGTCGCGATGGCCGCAGACCCCGAAGCCGACCAATTCGTCGTCGTCAAATACCCGGCAGTGGCCGAATTCGACGAATACCTGAATGAAGAAACCGATCTCATCGTCGACGAGCCCCCACAAAAAGGCCGGCTCCTGCGCCTGAAGGGCGAACCGCTGCACGAGGCGCGCTACGACACGCAGAAACTGGCTCAGATCAAGCGCACGATCAGCCCGAGGTTCTGGAGCGCCCTGTATCAGCAGAATCCGGTGCCCGATGACGGAGCGTATTTCCTGAAAGAGTACTTCCGCCGGGAAACGCCGCCCCAGAAAGAGCGCTGCAACGTGTTCATCGCGTGGGACTTCGCCATCAGCGAGAAAAAACAGAACGACTACACGGTCGGCACCGTCGGGCTGCAGGACGAGAACGACGTGCTGCACGTCGTTGAGGTGGTGAGGTTCAAGAGCGCCGACGCGCTGTTCATCGTCGAGGCAATCTTGAATCTAAGTCAGAAATGGTATATTTCGGGCCAGCAGCTGGGCTTCGAGGACGGTCAGATCTACCGTGCAATCGAAACTCTACTGAAGAAACGCATGAGAGAGCGCCGCTTTTACCCGTCCATCACGGTGCTGAAGCCCATTTCTGACAAGTTGGCGCGGGCCAGGCCGCTTCAGGGGCGGATGCAGCAGGGGCGGGTCAGTTTCCCCCTCAACGCCGAGTGGTACGACGCGATGCGGACAGAAATGCTGCGGTTCCCGGCTGGAGCCCATGACGACCAGGTCGATTCGATCGCATGGATGACCCAGATGGCCATCGGGCGGGAACCGCCGAGGAAAATCACCTACAAGGAGCCGGCTTCATGGCGCGACAAACTCTCCCACTTGGGCGGCAGCGGCTCTTACATGGCGGCGTGACCCCATGAGCGCATCGGTACACCCCCCTGAGAACCTGGTCGAGGCCCACGAGGGGTTCACCCGCATGTTGTTTGCCGACGCCATCTTCGGCCTCGGCTTCCCGAATCTGGAGACGGCGATCACCGCTGCTGAGCAGAAGCTGGCCGTCTTCAGCGGCAACGAGCACATCGACGCCTGGACCTGGAACCGCGAAGCGCTGGAAGCCCTGGGCACAGAGACGCTGCAGAGCCTCTACACGAGCTTGAAGACCTACGAGGTGACGCATGCCGGTTAACTCAGAGCTCACCTACAAGACGTGGCTGCGCTACGCCCAGGTCCGTGATAACGGCCACACCCGGTTTGTCGAGAAGGTCGACAAATGCGAGCGCTTCGTGCGCGGGGAGCAGTGGGACCCGAACGACCGGGCCCTGTTGGAGAGCGTGATGCGCCCGGTGCTGACGATCAACAAGATTCTCAGCACGGTGTCGAACGTGATGGGCGAGCAGATCAATGCCCGCTCGGAGATCAGCTTCCGGCCCCGCTCCGGTGCGCCAGCCAGCACGGCCGAGGTGCTGACCAAGGTGTTCAAGCAGATCAGCGACAACAACCAGCTGGACTGGAAGCGCAGTGAGATGTTTGCCGACGGCATCATCGGCTCGCGGGGTTTTCTGGACATCCGCCTGGGCATGAACGACCACGCTCAGGGCGAGGTGAAGATCGAGAACCTGAACCGCAAGAACGTCCTGATCGACTGTGACGCTGACGACTACGACCCAGACAACTGGGGTGAGGTGTTCACCACGAAATGGGTCACCGCTGACGACATCGCCGTCCTGTACGGTGAGGAAGACGCTGAACTGCTGCGCAACCGCGACAACGCCAGTTTCCCGTACGGGTACGACAGTATCCAGATGAACCGGGACCGCTTCGGCGACCCGCGCACCGCCACCTACAACAACGGCCTGGACAACAGCAACGTCATCCGCAATATCCGGATCGTGGAGCGCCAGCACCGCATGCTGGACCGCCAGATGCACTTCATGAACCCGAGAACCGGGGACATGCGCGCGGTGCCGAAGGACTTCACCAAGCAGGAGCAGCAGTTTTTTGCCCAGACCTACGGCTTCCAGCTGGTGCCCAAGCTCGTACGCCGCATCCGCTGGACCGTGATCGCTGACAACGTCGTCCTGCACGACGACTGGAGCCCGTACAAGCACTTCACCGTGGTGCCGTACTTCCCGTACCTGCGCTACGGCCAGACTGTCGGGCTGGTAGAGAACCTGCTCGGCCCCCAGGAACTGCTCAACAAAGTCACCAGCCAGGAGCTCCACGTGGTCAACACCACGGCGAACTCGGGCTACAAGGTCAAGGCCGGCTCGCTGGCCAACATGACAATCGGCGAACTCGAGCAGAAGGGCGCCAAGACAGGTCTGGTGATCGAGGTCAACGGCGATCCGGACAAAGACGTCGTCAAGATCAGCCCGAACCAGGTCCCCCAGGGCCTGGACCGCATCAGCTACAAGGCTGAAGAGTCGATCAAGAGCATCAGCGGCATCAGCGACTCCATGCAGGGCATGGACCGCGCCGACGTCGCCGCCAAGGCGATCCAGGCCAAGAAACAGGCCGGCGGCACGAACCTGATCAAACCGATGGACAACCTGGTCCGCACGGACTACATCATCGCGCGCAACGTTTTGTGTCTGGTGCAGGAGTTCTACACCGAAGAACGCCTGATGACGATCACCCACGACGAGGCCACCGGCGAGACCGAGACCTTCTCGATCAACCAGCCGAACCCTGAGCCCGCGCCGGAAGAGGGCGCAGAGCCGGCCGAGAACCCGTACCAAGAGATCATCAACGACCTCACCCTGGGCGAGTACGACGTCGTGGTGAGCTCGGTGCCGCGCCGCGAGACCCTTGAGGACAGCCAGTACGAGCAGGCCCTGTCGATGCGCGAAGCCGGTGTCCAGCTGCCCGACAGCGTGCTGATCGACGCCAGCCGCCTGAACAACAAGAAGGACATCATCAAGCAGATGGCCGGCGACCAGACCAGCCCCGAGGCGCTTGCCGCCAAGCAGCTGCAGCAGCGCGGGCAGGCCGCAGAGGTTGCGCTGGCCGAGGCCAAGGCGCAGTCCACCGGTGCCGAAACCGGGCTGAAGCAGGCCAAGGCCCAGGAAACAACGGTCCGCGCCCAGGTGCTGGCCAACACGCCGATTGAGCCGCCTGCAGGCCCGCAGGGCAACCCGGAGCTCGATATGGCCAAGGCCGAGCACGAGGCGGACATGGCCGAGCGCGAACTGGCGCACAAAGAGCGCATGGACATGCTCGAGCACCAGCGCAAGACCCGAGAAACTGAAGACAAGCTCATGCTCCAGCAGCAGCAGGCTCAGCAGAAACGTCTGGGCGACCGCGCCAAAGCGGTCCGCCAAGCCGCCACAGCGGCAGCAAAGCCCACGAAACCAGTTCCGGCGTCGTGACCCGGGATAACCCTAGAAAGAAACCATGTTCCCCAAGAAATACCGCTTCCTGAACGCCGACACCAGCACCGATGGTGGTGGAGCCGCCGAGGTCATCGACCGTGGCGACATGCTGCCTGCGGTCGACCCTTCCGCACCCGTGGTGGACGACGCCAAGATCGCCGCCCTGGCCGCTGAGATGGCCCCGGGCGACCCAGACGACGCTGATGACTCCTCTGCCGACAAGAAGGGCAAGATCATCCCGCTGGACCGTCACGAGGCGGTCCTGAAGAAAGAGCGCGAGCGCAGCGCGGCCATGGCAATGGAAATCGCGGAGTTGAAGAGGCGAGGCAACGTCGCAGCGACGGCAGAGGCCACCACGGCGGACATCGCTTCGATGGAGGCGTCGATCGTCGAGATGGAGGCCGAGTACGCTGCTTTCTTGAGTGACGGTGAGCAGAAGAAGGCCACCGACATCATGGCCCAAATCCGCAAAGCCGAGCGGACCATGGCCGACGCCCGCGCTGACCTGAAGATTCAGGTCGCCACCGTCCATGCACAGGAGAGCGCCCGCTACGAGACCGCCCTGGGTCGGATCGAAGCGGCTTACCCGATGCTGAACCCTGACAGCGACGCGTTTGACCCGAGAGTCGAAGCCCGTGTAGCCCGGCTGCACCGCGCGAACCAGGCCGAGGGTATGACCCCCACAGCTGCCCTCCAGGACGCTGTGGAGGCGATCCTGGGCGCGGATACCGCCTCTCAGGAGCGGGCTACGAGCGTGACGCCGCGCGTACCCAAAGACGTCGGCGCAGAGCGTAAAGCCGACGCTGTGGGCAAGACCACAAAAGCCGCAGGCGCCACGCCGCCGTCCCTCAAGGCCACCGGCCTGGACAGCGACAAGCTGGGCGTCGGAGCGCTGGAGGCGCAGGCTGTCATCCAGCTGAGCCAGAAGGACTTCGCCGCGCTGTCGGAAGCCACGCTGTCGAAGCTGCGGGGCGACACGGTGTGAAAGCCGAGCCAATCACCCGTGAGGCCCACGAGAAGTGGGTCAGGCAGAAGGTCGAAGAGGGGTGGATTTGGGGGCTGTTCGAGGACCCGATCTATCTCGAGCACCCCCGGATCGTCCCGTTCGACCGGCTCCCACCCGAACTGCGGGCCGAATCGCCGAAACGGGAGACCCTGAGTCTGAAGCGCTGACGTGCCGATCTGACAGAAAAGCCGAGGTACACACCTCGGCTTTTTTGCGCCTGTGCTCTAAGCTC